ATGTTGGGCATTTGACCATTCAATCCACTCACTCCATTATAAACCTTATCTCACCCTCCTTTCTAAATTGATCATACCATGCTTCAATAATCCAGACTGGGATATAAATGTGAGTCTGGAACCTTAGCCACATTCTATTAAATCTTTTACTGTAGATTATCATATCTAGACCTCCTCTATCCTTGAGGATTCCTATGTATCATTAATTAACATAGGAATCCTTCCTTCCAGTTCTAACGCTCATGTGATAGCCTACTCCTCATTCCTTCCTCGTTACTTTCCCATCAGTGAGTCGTACTGCTCCTGAGTTATGAATTTATCTTCGAACATCTTCAGCAATCTCTTTTCAGGCGTGAGACTCATCACATCAGTCTTATAAGCTGCCTGTTTCTCTTCAGCCGTGATCTCCCTGGATACTTTCTTCGCAAACAGGCTGTGCCCGAGGTCAAGAGTCTTCGGGTAGTCCCCCTTGATAAAGTTGTCCCAGTTGGGGCGAATCTGTCCTTGCAGCTCCACGACAAATGCCTTGAGGGCATATTTTTGAAGTATGTCTAAGGGTACATCCATTTCCACTTCCAATGCCACAAGGTGCAAATTCTTCAGTGCCTTTTGCTCAGCGTCCATTGCCACTTTGAAACTAACTTTTTGAGTTGCCATAGCTATCTCCTTTAGTTGATATTAACCTCACCCTCGGGTTCGGTGTCGAGGCTCGAAGCCTCTTTCATCGGATGACTTCATTATACCATATCCACCAGACTTTGCAACAAACATTCCCCATGGCAGGAGGCCAGCCCCGTTGGGGGGAAACCATCTCGACCAGCCCCAGCAACCCACTATTCACATTATGTTGGAGATTTCATTATGGTACCATTTGGTGACACCCTCCCAGACACACTATGCTGCTATGTATCATAATGATACATAGGAATCCTTTCTTCTGATTGAGCATGGTATAGTTGGTGACATTCAGCCCACTGGGCCTGAGAGCCTGAGGGCAAGACCTCTTAATGGCTCCAATTACTACCTTGACACATCCCTACCCTTCTGGTAAACTTTTGATAATAGGATTACTGGGATTTTCTTACTTAGGAATTAGGGCTTAGAGGGTTGATTATGGCAGGAGCACTTCAGATAGTACCAGCTGAGAATGCTGCAGGAGAGAGGGTTGAATACTCATATCCTTCTGATAAGTATTCTGACCCTAATAGGAAGGATGGTCGTAGGAAGCCTAATGCTAAGACTTGGAAAGTAGCAGAAATGTGGGACAATCATCATGAGATTGCTCGCCGTCTAGTCCTTGGGCAGAAAGGTGAAGATATTGCTAAAGATCTTGGATGTACTTCTCAGCTCGTAAGTAATGTTAAGAACTCCCCTGTAGTCAAGGATAAACTTGCTATAATGCATGCCGCTCGTGACGCCGGAACTATTAATCTGGCTAGGGAGATCGCTGACTTAGCACCACTAGCGGTGCAGAAAATCAGAGAGGCGATAGAACTCGGTAGTGTGAATGGTAAGGAGTGCAATGCTTCTTCAATTCTCAAAGAGTGTAATGGAGTCTTGGATAGAGAAATGGGTAAGGCTATTCAGAGAGTTGACACCAGAGGTGTCTATGCTCACTTGACTGGAGAAGACCTTGAGAGGATTAAGCAGAGAGCTAAGGAGTTAGCTCCAGAGGCTCCTGTTGAGGAGAACATCTATGGAGACTAGACAAAACTTGTCGCTCCCGCAGGGCCTGGACGCTTCCAAGGATGGCTCAGCTGGTACTACTTCCACAAGTGTGATTAGAATTCAGACACCAACCAAGGCCCTTGACCCCAACCATGATGCAAGGTTCCAGTATTGCCTCCTCTTCTCATTTGTCCTCATGGTCCTGGTAATGTGTATCTTCGGAGACAAGTTAGGAAGTGCTCAGGTAGGGCTAGTAGGCGGAGGGATTGGCACTATTGCTGGCCTCCTCAAACAGACTCAATATTTGTCTAAGAGGTCTTCTGATGATTCCAAGTAATTTTGTAGCACAGTATCCAGACCTGGCAGTTTGGGCAATTACTATATGCCTAATAATCATAGGGGCTTTAGCCAATTGGACAGGATGGTTACTTAAGAAATCAATAGATCGCCTCACTCTTACAATTGATAAGATGCAACTATCTGTCAATGATTTAGGGACTAGGGTTTCAGTAATCGAAGCCACATGTCAATTGCGTAGGAAGGATGACATTCCTTGTAATTTTAAACTGCCTGATTAATTGCTACGTTAATTAAATTAACATAGGAGCACCAATGAACTCTATTTCAAATTTTGATGGATACCCAGGGACTACAGTCCTCTTTACTGCTTCTGCAGATACAGCTTATTCCTTGGCAGGCATGAGTGTAGACACTACTGCACCTGATGGTGCTAGGGCTAATATGGTCTTGATTACCATTGAGACTAATGCTTGCAGGATTGCCTTCACTGCTGATGCCTCTGCCACACTAGGCCATCTTAGAGAAATTGGAGATGCATTTCAAGTTAGTGGGGGAATGTCACTTAGAGAATTAACTTTGTGTAATGACACAGCAGGCTCCAACTTTACTGCTCAAATTACTCCATTCTTTTTAGTTAAGCCTGCATAAGGATCTCTTATGAGTATAATGAATCCTAGTATGTTGCAAGGAAGTACAGGACTTGTTAGAACTTCTTTAGGAAGTGGTGGGCTAACATTGCCACGTACTGGCCTCGTAGGTCTCTGGAAGACCTCAAATGGTTTGATTGATTCTATCGGCATATCTGCCAGACAACGAACGATATCCAGTGCTCCAATAACGCCGGTCTCACCGGCAGCAGCCGGGAGTCTCTACTATGTCAACGGTACTGGAGCTGAATATGTTGGGGAACATGCCAGTTACGGAATCCCAACGGGCAATGGAGTCGGAACAGCAGCCAATCCGTTTTTGACGATAGCTCTTGCGTATGCGGGAATTACAGGAACAAACAATACTGTTTATGTTGCTGGTGGAGCCTCTGGCCATATTTACACTGAGATGCAACTTTGGACGACAACGAACAAGGGCGCTCATTGGATTGCAGATGGAGATGTAGAAATAGCTGGTGACTCCACTAGGATTTTTCTGATATCAAAATCATCACAAATTCTTACAGGGTTTACATTTTCTCGGTCGGCTGGCAACCTATTTTGGCTAACGTCTAATCTAGCTGTAACCCTTTATAATTGTCATATCATCCTGACCTCTTCCGGTAACATCAGGTATGAGTCTGGAGGAGCTTATACTGGCACAACTTATAATTTTTACACCTGCACCTTTGATGTAACTATTTCTGCAACTGCAACAGCTTATACTCTCTTCGACGATTCGCCATCCACCTCTGTTTTTTCAGGATGTACTTTTAATATAGCATCCTGCAAATGTTTTTCTCGGCTGACAGAGACATCTATCGCCAGATCGCACTCTCTCACTATTGAGAACAGTGTGATAAACATAACTGGGGACAGACCAAATGCAGACGCTGATATCTTCTATTCCTCGGCGGTTGCTGGTGGAACGAATACTCTTGTTTTCCGATATAATAATGTAGTTTTCTCTGATATCGCAAACGTTAACGAACTGGCTAATTTTATTTGCCTATACGGTAAAATAGCCGGGGTTGATTCTGTGTCAGCCAATATTTACGGAAATACTTTTGATGCCTTTGCTGGGAATACGACAATCAGATTCGTTGAGGCTTTCAATGTTTCAGGGACAATAGATGTTTACGAGAACACTTATCGGTATAAATCCGATAATGCTATGGGCGCATTGTTTAACTCTTGCGAAGGTATGTGCAAGTTCAGAGACAATGTGATTTATGGCCCTGTCTGGTATGGCAACAATAACCCGCAAATTACTCATCCGGTAAATTTCAAAGGTACACCAAATTTCCTTTTTGCAAGAAACAATGTGTACGGTACTTGCTATGGAGTTGTTATTAAAGGGACGGGAAATGCTGGAATCAAGGAGTTCGTTTCTGGAGGGGTGTTTTTCAACTATTTCGAGGATTGCACAGGACCATATATACACCCTAAAGGTATGTCGGGGGTGCCGATTTATAACAACACGATGGTTAATACCGGCACTAGAAATGTGACATCAGCAAATGGCGGAATTTACCTGGGAACCAATGACCCTGAGTTTGACAACAATCCATCGCCAAATTGCATCTTAAAAAACAACGTGGTTGATTTCCGTGACGGCAGTTCTCAGAAATGTCTACGGCTGGATGGGGCGGACAGCTACCCGGCGAGTTGTGACTATAACCTGTGGAACATGTCGAATGGATCGGGGGCATTAGTATCTGTCGGCTTAACGGATTATGCCTCTATTGCTGCTTGGCAGGTATCAGGATTTGATGCCCATAGCCTTGAGGGCGACCCTCTACTTAGCGCTCTCGGAGTTTTACAAAGCGGCTCTCCATGTATCGGGGCCGGCACACCAGTTTTCTCGGATGGTGCCGGAGATCAATACGACATCGGCGGCTATATGGTTTGGTCCGATACGTTCAACGCTTATGTTTACCATCAGCTAAATGGTGTAGATATGGGGGCGTATGCCTATGGAGGCAGTGACAAGGCTTATCACAGTTTGAGAGTAGATAATTCCTGGCCTCCTTTTCTTGACCTCTACGACGTGATCGGCCTAAATAATGTAATTTACAATGCGGCTGGCACATCAGCAACTTTTGCCACTCAAGCGCTCGCTCTCGCCGCCCACTCCTCATTAGCCGATGATACCTACCTGTTTGGCGGGACTAAGAGTGCAGCACTGTACAGCGTCGATATGAGTGCCAAGGCTACGCAGATAAAACGGTATGTCGGTGATTGATTAGAAACCACTATCGAGATTTTGACTAACAAATTTTAAGAGCAACATTACTGAGGGTTATATGAAAAAATTTCTGTGTATATCGACACTACTGATTGTTACCGCTGTCTGTATTCAGTAATGGCGTGCGCAAGCCAGGGAAGCAGAGTTACAGGACATCCTGCAAGCGAAAGTGTACTACGAGCAAATGGCGAAAGAGTATCCAAATGAAGCAAACAATGAGGTGACTAAATGAAAGCGATTTATCAACTATTTTTCCTGTTATTTGTCGGCGTAATGTTATCAGGTTGTGGGGCAATAGGAGGAACTGGATTCCTTCAGGACAACTCTCAAGTCAATCAGCTAATTGCTCAATCTGACGAAAATATGCTTAAAGCTCTGGCCGAAGGACTGGTGGCCTGTGGAGAGAATGAGGGGTGTAAGATTGCCCTAAGTTCTGCATACTTTTCACAGATTGGTCAACGTAAATTCTTCAAGCCTGAAAGTGTTAGTGACATTCTTATGGCAGGAAGTAGATATATACCTCTGGTGGATGAGGCAATTAGACTCTGGGCCAATTCGTCCTATGGAGCAGGAAGTAATGGTGGCCTAGTTCTAGTTGGAGATAATAATCAGGTCAGTAATCTTGGTAATAGGACTACTGCAGATAATCAGAGTTCTCTCACTGGGACATTTGATACCTCCTCAAGTATTGAGCATCTTGTCTACACTCAGGATTCTACTCAGTCTTCTTCAAATGGTGAAGGTTCTGTAGGAATGTAGAAAATTATCAGGATCAGAACAGCAATCTTTAATTAGGTGGCTAAGATGAGGGCAGTTAAACTTTCTCGTAAGATAATTAGTAATACTGAAGTCCACTATCTTCCTAACAACGTATGCCCACTAAGTCCTTGCTCCAAGCGCTATCAAAGGTTACAAGAGTGGAAAGCTCCTGATGTATGTGAGCATCTCTTCTCCAATCCTAATATTGGCAAGGATGATATAACATTATTGTGGCTCTGTGATCTTAATGATACTGATAATGGTGAGGATGGAAGTTGTGGAGAATGAGGTTAAACTGTTGAGTAGAGTTTCTACTCTTTTAATTTCAGCAGGGATGATTGGAATAGGTTTGGTTTGGATACTGAGCCTATCCATAATAAAGGTTATAGAGAGGTTGAGGAATGGATTTAGAACTTTTAGATAAAGCAGCTCTGGATGATATCCTTGCTAATTGTATCTTAGACCTTAAGTATACTAGCAAGGTTATCTTCCCAGAGATATTCTATGCGCCATTCTCGATTCTTCATCAGCAGATCTTCGACCTGATCAATGCTGGACATAAGAAGATTGCTATAGCAGCTCCTCGTGGGATTGGTAAGACTTCTATTGCTCGTACTGTAGTAATGCGTAGTATTCTCTTTAGGCTTCAAAAGTTCATTGTGTACCTCAGCAACAGTGCAACTAGTGCTGAGATGCAGACTGAAAATGTGAAGCGTGATTTGATCTCTAATATGCAGGTCAGAAAACTGTTTGGAAACATTAAGAGTGTCATCAAAGGGGAGGATACAATAGATGAATCCTTTTCGAAGAGCTGCTGGACTGCTTACGGTGAAACTTTTATTCTTCCTCGTGGTGCCGGTCAACAGGTTCGGGGACTCAACTGGAACAACCATCGCCCGGAACTGGTTATTATTGATGATCTTGAGGACAAGAATGAGATTAAGAGCGAGGACAATAGGAAGAAGTTAAAGGATTGGTTCTGGTCTGATTTGATGAAGACTGAAGATAGGTATTCTACTGGATGCATCTTCATTTATATAGACACCATTAAGCATGAGGATTCCCTTCTGATTGATTTGATGGAATCGAAGGAGTGGGCCACTATTCAACTCTCCATTTGTGACGACAATTATAAGTCATATGACCAGAACTATATGACTGATGCAGAGATTATGAGTGAAGTTGAAGAGCATCGTAGGTTAGGCACCCTTGATGCATTCTATATGGAGAGGATGAACGTTCCTATTGCAAAAGAAGATGCAGTCTTTAAGCAGGAGTACTTTAGATACTTTGAAGATTATGGGGATTCCATCCAACCTATTACTGTAAATGGTGATAAGGATGGCCCAGCCATCAAGGCGTACGATCTTCTGCATGTAACCATAGTTGATCCTGCTAAAACTGTCAAGTTGCAAAGTGCTGACTCGGCTGTGATTACTTTAGCTGTAGCTCGCACTAGTAAGAAAATCTTTGTTAGAGGGAGTGTAAGTGGAAAGTTCTATCCAGATCAACTTTATGACGAGATGTTTGCTCAAGTTAAACAGTATAATTCATTCATCTTGGGTTATGAGGTTACAGGCATTAATCAGTTCATTATTCAGCCCGTAGAGAATGAGTGTAGGGTTAGAGGAATGCATCCAATCTTGATGGAACTCCCAGCGAGGGGGAAGAAAGAGGATAGAGTCGCGTCTTTATCCCCCCTTTACAAATTAGCTTACATGTATCACAACAAGGCTAATTGTGCTAAATTAGAGGGGCAATTACTGGG